GCATGTGGGTGGTGTGCATTGAGTTCTTAGCTCAGAAATCAAACCACGGGATAACCTGCGATCTGATAACAGGGATCAATATTGATGTGACAGGAACTCAAGATCTGGTTGAGATATCAAGCATCTTGGACAGAGACTTCAAATCCGTTATGAGTTCATTCTATCAAAGATGTGTGTGCCTTATGAGCGCTAAGGTGTCAACTGTTACCTTTGCAGTGAGAAGTAGAGCCTACGTGTCATCTATTGTCAGGCGATCTGGAAGAGCCATGGTGTCAACTTGCGTGGCTCGAGAGATAAACAGTTCAGGTGATTTGAACATTTGTACTATGGCAAACACTCTAATGAGGGATTCAAAGGAGCGGTTGTGCAACAAGACAGCTCTAAAAGTCCAGTATGGAGGCCCAAGAGATCTTGTGGTGATGGACTTGAATGCAGCTGTGATGCAAAGGACATTTGAGACCGTGAGCAGAGCTGCAGGAGCATCAGTCTCTTGGAATCTCCTAGCGCATCCAGACTATAAAGCAAACATGGAGAGCTACGTTGAAAGGAAGATGAAGGAAACAAAATCCGGGTTCGAACCTGAGGTGTTTACCCTTTACGGAAGTCAGGATATGGCAAAGTGGGGACCAAAGCAAAACGGTTGCTCGATTGGGACAGTCAGCAGCATTCTAAGCTTCAGAGGATGTGAAGGAGCGGCAAGATATGCTCTGTGTGCTGGGAATAAGTGGTGCAACAGGAAGATTGAAATACCTAATGGGGTTATAGATTGGATCTTGGGAATCCTGGTGAGAAACGGAATTAGATGCAAGGATGCTAGATACGAGGAGAGAGCACTTGAGTTTTTCAGAGAAAACAAAATGGCAGAAGAAAACGTTTTGGAGGCTGTCGCTCACGTGTGCAGAGGAAAGAAGTACATTGTGGCTCAAACTCACATGGGTCAGGGGCTGTTGCACGACGGTTCAACTCTGTTCCAGCTGATATTTGAAGACATCGTGGTGCCAATGATCTCAAAGGCAGTAATATACACGTACGGGGTGAAGGATACAGTGCAAGACAGAAAATCTGTGTTCAGCTCTGATGATTCAGCTGAGTCGGTCTCACTCAAGGTCTCAGGTGGATCTCTAAGAATCTCAAGGAAATGTGTGATAGAGCAGACAAAGCTTAAACAAAGGACATTTGCGGGTTTTAATATGTGCCTTTCGCCGAAAACTGTTTACTGTCTTGAGATGCTAGAGATATACTCTAGT